ACTACTTTCCCAATAAAAATCTTGAAAAAGACTGGCGCACCGCACGTAATGGGTCATACACGCTTACAGACGATAAGCAAGTAGTTAGAATATTAGACAGAAAAAAGTTTAATAATAAAAAAAATAATTATTACGTACGTACTCTGTTGGGGTTGCGCAGGGTCAATGGAAAAGATACTCTTTCTGGTGAACCTAAAAAAAACATATACTCTTTTTCAGCAGATAAAAGTAGCGAAAGGTCAGTAAGAGATAGAAAAAACCCTACAGCTAATGAAACATTGTTTGCTAGATACGTTGCAAACGGTGAAGACGTAGTGCAGTCGTACCTAAAAGTATTTAAAACAAATAATGTAGAAACTGCAAAGGCGCAATCAAGAGTATTACTAAAGCAGGAAAGGATTATACGTATGATAAGTAAAGAAAATATGGAATCATTAAAAAAGATAGGCATAGATAGGGATTACTTATTTGAAAAAACTAAAAACGTAATAGAAAATTTAGATGGTAAGGATTCTGATAAGCTACGTGCGATTGAATTGCTAATGAAAATCAAAGATATGTTCCCAAAAGAAGAAAAACGAGAGGCACTTACAGTTTTTCAGGGATTTTCACGTGAACAACTACAGAAATTAAACAAAGCAGACGAAATAAAACCTATTGCACACGCAGAAAACGCCTTGAAAGAAACAAATGAATAGATTTAGATTTGGAGGTAGAAAGAAAAAACAGTTAAGTGCTATTGATTTTACCTTTGGTTTACAAAAATACCACTATGAAGAAATAACAAGTACACAACCTTGGAACAAGATAAAGTATTCAATATCATAAGCCCCCCATCGGAGCTATCACAAAAAGAAGAGATACTTTCACGCTCTTTAAACGACCTTATTTACTTTGGACGTGCGTTTTTACCTAATGATTTTTTAAATAAAAGCCAATCACCGCCATTTCACTACGATGTAGCAGAAAAACTAATAACAACTAAACCCGGCGCACGTATATGTAACATAATGCCAAGGGGATTTGGTAAGTCTATACTTGCAAAAGCCGCTATTCTGCATAAAATATGCTTTTCTCCTGCTGATGAACGTAATTTTATAGCTTGGGTGGCCGAAGAGCAGGGTCAGGCTATAGACCATTTAAAGTATTTACGTAATCATTTAGAGTCTAACAAGTCAATACAGTACTACTTTGGTCAACTAGCAGGTGATTTAGCTGGTAAGCGTTGGACAGAAAAAGATTTAGTAACTTCTAAGGGAGACAGGATAATAGCTAAGGGAACAACACAAAGATTGCGTGGACGTACAGAAATAGATGTAAGATATACTGGTATTATCCTTGATGACTTTGAATCTGAGTTAAATACAAAAACACCTGAGAGGCGTTCTGAAATTAAAAAGTGGGTAGTATCTACTGTGTATCCAGCACTAGAAGAATCTCCGGGACGTGAGGGTTGGATATGGTTGTCTGGTACAATAGTACACTTTGATAGCTTTTTACAAACTACAGTAGAGGGATTTAGAGAAGCAAAAGAAACTGGTTCTACATATCCTTGGGATTTAAACTTCTATAGAGCGATTGAAGATGATAAACCTATGTGGCCTGAGCAGTTTCCTTTAGAAAAACTAGAGCGCAAAAAAGCAGAATTTGCTGAAGCTGGTATGTTAAACAAGTTTGCGCAGGAATATATGAATGATGCACGTGATGTATCCTCTGCATCATTTAAGATAGATAGAATAAAATTTCACAATGGTACATTTAGAAAAGAAAATAATTTTTCATTCTTGGAGTTAAAAGGGGAGTCTATACCCATAAATGTCTACCTCGGAGTTGATATTGCAGCTACCGCCACATCTACCTCGGATTATCAATGTATAGTTGTAATGGGTATAGACTCTGATAAAAACAGATATGTATTAGATTATTACCGTGAACGGATACCAACATTTGATTTACCACAAATAATTATTGATTATGCACGTAAATACTCTCCAGTACGTAGGGTTACCATAGAAACAGTAGCGGCCCAAGAGATGGTACGTGATATGACAACTAGACTTGCGTCAGATGACAGAAGGTTAATGCCGGGGCTATTTAAAGGCGTACGTCCTCCGGGTGGAATAAAAAAACAAGATAGGCTTGAAACTTCGCTAGGAGCTATAGTAAATTCTAAAAAATTATACGTACGTAAATCTATGACCGAACTCGTTGATGAGATGTTTGAACATCCAGTTTCGAGGCACGATGACTTAATGGATGCGTTGTATTATGCTGATTATTTTGCAAGACCGCCTGCAAGTGGTAAGTTTAAGAAAGGAACTGCGAGTACAATATCTAAAGTGAAAAAGAAAATAAAATCATATAATTGGCTTTCAGGGGCTAGGACATAATGGAATACGACCCAAAAGCGTTATATAACGAAGAATTATTTAAAAGATGGCGAGATGCTAGAGACTCTTGGGATTCTCAGGCACGTAAAGATTTAGACTTTTACTTAGGTAATCATTTTACCTCAGATGAGTCTGATGAGTTACAATCACGTAATCAGGCAGATATTCCTATGGATAGGATATCTCCTGCTGTAGAAAAGCTAAAATCATTTATGACTGCTAGGCCACCAGTCTTTACAGCTATGCCTCGTGAGGATAGCGATGCAAAGATGGCAAAAGTTTGGCAAACAATGCTTGGAGCTATATGGGAAGGTTCAGATGGGGACTCTCAAGTTAAACAAGCTATACACGATTTTTCAACCGTTGGCATTGGATATTTATACGTATATGTTGATGCCGAAGCAGATATGGGTAGAGGTGATGTACGATTTGTTCACATCAATCCATTTAGGGTTTACGTTCCTCCTTCATCAAGAGACAGATGGTTCGGCGATGCCGATGGAATTATCTTGTCTACTATTTTAACTGGTGAGCAACTTGTAAACCTCTACCCTGAATTAGGTTCAACGATAGATAAAGAAACAGGGGAGGAGCTTGATAGTATATTAAATGATATATCTACATACTCCGATGAAGACTTTCCAAATACACAAAATAAATTATCAAGAGACGTATATACACCATCTGAAACAAAAGATTATGATTACTATCGTGAAAATAAATATCAAGTACTAGAAAGGTTTTACAAGAAAAAAGTTACATTCTATAGACTTATAGATAATCAAACGGGCGCAGAGTCTATACTTAACGAAGAAGAGTTTTTAATTATATCAGACGAACGTGCTACAGATTTTGAAAGAAACCTTTTGTCCTATGAAGCTTTTATACAAACAAGAGTTGCTGTTATAGTTAGTTGTGGTGAGATTGTATTGGATGAATATACATTAAATTTAAAAGATTATCCGATTGTAGCATTTCCAAACAACTGGACTGAAACTCCTTACCCAAGGTCTGATGTATCTAGAGCATTACCAATGCAAAGACTGTTAAATAAACTATGGTCACTTGCACTTTCACACGCACAAGCATCTGCTGGATTAAAACTGCTTGTACCTGTAGGTAGTGCAATAAATGGACTAGACCAACTAGAACGTGATTGGGCAAACCCAAATGCTGTAATAGAAGTTGATAGTTCACAGGGAGAACCTCACTACCCATCGCCTACTCCACTAGCGGGAGAGTTTTATAGGTTGATACAACAGTGTGAGTTTTATATAGACTTTATATTTGGTATACCAGAGATTATGCACGGTATGGCAGATAAAGCACCTGAAACATTTAAAGGTACGCAACAGATGATTGCATTAGGTTCTGAACGTAGTAAATCAAAACTACGTGATGTTGAACATAGTATTGTAAAATTAGGACGTGTTATTTATGCAATGTCTAAACAACAGTATACGTATAGAAAATATTTTAGAACTGCGCAACCTAATAATGATTTAACAGAAGTTACTATCAATATGTATGATGACGTAACACAAACAATTATAGATATACAAAAAGATAAAAATAATATTGAACAACACGATATACGTATTGTTCCGGGTTCTACGTTACCTACTTCTAAATACGCAGAACTTAATGTATATTTAGAGGCGTACCAGATGGGTATCGTAGACAAACTTGAGGTTCTAAAAAAGAATCCAGAAATATTTGACAAAGAAGGTGTAATGAGAAGAACAGGCGAAATAGAACAACTACAAGCAATAAATGCTCAATTACAACAACAATTAAAAGAATTGCAAGGAGACTTGCAAACCGCCCGAAGGGAGTCTGTTGCTGACAGAAAACGAGTTGAGGTTCAGAAGTTTAAATCTAAACTCGGTAATGTTGCAGCGGACGCCAAAGCTGACAAGAGAATAAGTGCCAATGAACTAACAACAAAGGTGAGGCTCGAATCGGAAAGATTACAAAATGCTATCGCACGACAGCAAGATGCTATGCTCGGTAGTATGAATGGTAGTCCCGTTCCAGATGATATCGAGACATCTTAGAAAGGAATTTAATATGGCTGAAGCTAGTGCAGATGCTGTCGTAGAACAGCAAATCGAACAAGGACAGGAAACATCCGCAAACATAGATGGTGAACAACCTGTAGAAGAACAACAAGTTGAGTCTAATCCCCTTGAGGATGAGGTAAAAAAATGGCAGTCAATGTATGACAAAGCAAGTGCAGATAATGCAAAGTTGCAATCAACCATTACAGAGTACCTCAGTGTACAACAAGAAAATCAAAGACAGGCAGAACAACCACAGCAGGTGCAAATGTCCGAGGACGAGTTTAACCCTTGGGATGCATACTACAAACCAGATTCACCGTCATACAAGATGAGAGTACAGAAAGAACAACAGACTATACATAGTGTAGTAGATAAAGAAATCGGACGTATTCAATCTGAAATGACGTTGAACAACACACGGAACGAACTACGTAACAATCATAATATGAATGATGCTGACATAAATGAGTTTCTTGATTTTGTATCACAACCAAAATCTAACGTACCAGTAGGTTCGTTAGTAAATCTTTGGCGTGAACAAACAGGTAAACAAATGAATCAGCAAACCGTACAAGTTCCACAAACGAAACAACCGACTCCACGTACGGCAGGAACGCAGAGCAATCAAGTTCCGGTACGTAAGTCTAACGAATCAAAGGCTTGGGATGAACTTATGGGTGCATCCAAAGCTGGTAGATTACCTTAACACTAAAATAGGAGAATAGTAATATGGCTATTTCATACAACTCAGGTGGTTTAAAATCATCTGACATAACTGCCTCTACTTCTAGCGCTGGTGTAGGAACTGCCCCTGACCGTAGACGGATTTATAACTTTGGTGATAGAGTACACGAATTAGCTCCAGAAGAGTCTCCATTCTTTGTATATCTTAGCCAAGTAAATAAAGTACCTACGGACGATTCAGTATTTCGTTACCTCGAAAATAGAAACCCAATTAACTGGACTAATAGAAGTTTCCAATTAGCTAATGCACCCGGAAGTGTATCTGCTGGTACTTCTTATAGTTTTTCAGTAGATGATGGTGCTTCGTCTCCAGCCTCTATTGACTGGCTACAAAAAGGTATGGTATTTGCAGTTCAAACTGCTGATGCTGCTACTGGTATGGCTAATGTTATTGTTAGAGTTTCATCAGCAGTAACTGATGCAGGAGCATCTAGTTCTTTTACAGGACAAGTTATTTCTATCTCTAACACAGGCCCTACTGGAGCTGCGACAATATCTGATGATGATGCTTGTCAAGTAATTGGTACTTCTTTTGAAGAGGGTTCTGGTGCGCCTGATGTTTTCTCAACAGAAATTGAAGATAACTATGGATATACTCAAATCTTTAAAACTGCTGCTGAGATGACCGGAACTGCATTAGCAACTCGATTCAGAGGTTACGAATACGAATGGAATCGTATTTGGTCAGAAAAACTACGTGAGCATAAAGTAGACATAGAAAGAGCAATGCTCTTTGGACAAAAAGCACGTGTTGGTGGAATTCAATATTCAGAAGGTATTATTGGAAATATTTTAAAGAATGTAAATCCAACCAATGATG